GGCGACAGACTGTTCACTTCCACATTCCTCGAAGATTGCACAGAGAAGTATGATCTTAAAATCATTCATCTCATGACTGATGCTGATGTCCGTCAGGAACGATACAAAGAGCGTGGTAGCGAACAGAACGAAACTTGGCTCCGTGGTCGCGAGAGCAAGATCAATAATATCCTGAACAATATGCTACTAATGTTTTATGTTGAACCATTCAACAACAATAACATCGAAGATCAGGATGTAATTTACAATCATATAATTGATGAGGTGGGTAATGGATGAAAATTTAGCAAATGAAGATTATTATGGAATCAAAGCTTTGAAATTTACTGATCTTGGATCGTACGAAGAGTTCAAGGCTATGACTGCAAATTTGGTTCTTCCTTCACAAGAAGAAAAAATCGAATATAAATACGCTGAAGGTCAGATTATTGCAGATTTTCATGCATATATAGATAAGACATATGGTCAGCATTATAAGACAGAAAACGATGTACAATGTTTTGATGCTTGGCTAGCTCTTGGAGATGCCACTCCAACTTTCCGTAATACTGCCATGAAATATCTTTGGCGTTACGGTAAGAAAAGTGGTAGCAACAAAGACGACTTGTTGAAGGTATTACATTACACGCTAATGTGTTTGTATAATGATCATTATAAGAAAGGTGAATAAAGTATGGAAATTAAGATTGATATTGAGAAGCTTCGTGCCCGAAAGCTCTTTGTTGCTACTCCAATGTATGGCGGTCAGTGCGCTGGTATGTTTGCCAAGTCATGCGCTGATTTGTCTGCTATCTGCACACAGTATGGCATTCCTCTCCAGTTCTACTTCCTCTTCAATGAGTCGCTAATCACTCGCGCTCGTAACTATTGTTGCGACGAGTTCATGCGTTCTGAAGCTGAGCATATGATGTTCATTGACTCTGACATCGGATTTAATCCACAGGATGTTATTGCGATGATGGCTCTTCAGGCTGATGAACCAGAGAAGTATGAAATCATTGGTGGTCCTTATCCAAAGAAGTGCATCAGCTGGGAAAAGATCAAGCGTGCAGTTGACAAGGGTGTTGCTGACGAAGATCCGAATGTTCTTGAGAATTTTGTTGGTGATTATGTTTTCAATCCCAAGGGTAATCAGCAGAGCATTGCTATCAGTGAGCCTTGTGAAGTTCTTGAGATTGGTACAGGCTTCATGATGGTAACCAAGGATGCCATGAAGAAGTTCCAGGATGCATATCCTACCTACATGTACCGTCCTGATCATGTTCGTACTGCTGCTTTCGATGGTTCGCGTAAGATCATGATGTTCTTCCAGGCTGAGGTTGATCCCAAGTCCGAGCGTTATCTGTCAGAAGATTATTGGTTCTGTCAGAAGGCTCAGGAAGCTGAGATCAAGACTTGGTTCTGTCCTTGGATGAAGCTCCAGCACGTTGGTAGCTATATCTTCGGCGGCTCTCTTGCTGATCTTGCATCTATTGGTGCTTCGGCAACTGCTGATCCATCAGCTCTTGGTGGTAAAAAGAAGTAAGAACCTAATTGTCAAGGAACAGAAATTGTTCCTTGACATTTTCTAAAAAATGGCGTATATTATAGATGATGGGTCAGACCTGTCCAAACTGAAAGAAAGTGAAAAGTAATATGATGATTCAATTGACGCATCCAGAGCAAAATTATGAGCTCTGGGTTGATGCTATGGATATCGTAGTCATGGAGCGGTATACTAAGCCTGTTTCCATGCTCATTACGATGAATGAAGATCGTCCCAATGTGACGGCTCTTGTTCTTAAGTCCGGCAAGGTTATGTCTTGCAAGGAAACTCCCAGTGAAATTATGGCTATTGTGAAGGATTATATTAATGAAGCTAAGTGAAAAGACTATCAACGTACTGAAGAACTTCTCTTCGGTCAGCCCTGCTATCCTCTTCCGTGAGGGTAATGTTGTTCGTACGATGTCTCCTCTCAAGACAATCTATGCGAAGGCAACTGTTCCTGATGACTTCACCAAGAAGTTTGCAGTGTACGATCTTTCTCAGTTTATCGGAACTGTCTCCATCTTCAATGAGCCTGAGCTCACCTTTGCTGATAAGCATGTGACAATCTCTGATAAGACCAAGAAGATTGATTTCACTTATACTCCTGAAGAGTTGATCAAGGTTGCTGCTGAGAAGGATCCTGCTCTTCCTTCTGTTGATGTTTCTTTCAAATTCAACTCTGATTCTATCAAGGATGCAGTTCGTGCGCTTGGTGTGTTGAAGTTGCCTGAAATTGCTATCGTTGGTGATGGTACTTCTATCTTCATTCAGGCTATCGACTCCAAGAATCCTACTGCTCACGTTTATAGCGAGCAGGTTGGTGATACTGATAAGACCTTCCGTGCCATCTTTAAGGTGGAGAATATCACCAAGGTTATCTCTGGTGAGTATACCGTTGATATTTGTATGCGTGGTATCTCGCATTTCACTGGTACCGATATTGAATATTGGATCGGTGTGGAAGCTGGTTCTGCCATCAATTGATATTGACTTTTGATGCGGGAGGGGCTATTATAGCCTCTCTCGTTTTTTATGATGGAATATATGATGCGCCGTTTGAGACAGAAAACATCTGGTGTTGTTACAAGAAAGATTGCGACTGATTCAGTTGTCCGTACAATTTTCGGAACTGAAGAAGTAGCAATGCTGAGTTGCACATGTTGCAAGAAACTCAAATACAAGTTCGAATTCTATTTGGAATCAGCTTCCAAAAGAAAATATCCTGACCAGACTCGCAAACAATGTGTCGAGTGTTGGGACTTGTATAAGGGTAATTCGAATACAGATATTGTCTATTGTGAAACTGCGCAAAAAGTGGAAGGGTTTATATAATGTTGGAAGAATTCCTGTGGGTTGAGAAGTATCGCCCGAAGACTATCGAAGAAACTATTCTGCCAGATGATCTGAAGACGACATTCCAGCAGTTTGTCGACCAGAAGAACATTCCTAATCTCATTCTTGCAGGTTCGGCAGGTGTCGGTAAGACAACCATTGCACGTGCTATGCTCGAAGAAATTGGTGCTGATTATATCATCATCAACGGTTCGATGAATGGTGGTATTGATACACTGCGAAATGAGATCCAGCATTTCGCCTCAACTGTTTCATTCACATTCAGTCGTAAGTATGTCATCCTTGATGAGGCAGACTACCTTACCAATAACACACAGCCTGCGCTTCGTAATTTCATGGAAGAATTTTCGAAGAACTGTGGCTTCATTCTCACTTGTAATTTTAAGAACCGAATCATCGAGCCTCTGCATTCTCGTTGTTCGGTGATTGACTTCAAGATCCCTAAGTCTGCAATGCCTAAGCTGGCAGGGCAGTTCTTCAAGCGTACAATCAAGATCCTCGAAACAGAAAACGTCACCTTCGATAAGGCAGTCGTTGCAGAGGTTATCAACAAGCATTTCCCTGACTGGCGTCGTGTGCTCAATGAGCTGCAGCGCTATTCAGCCAATGGCGCTATCGATTCTGGTATCCTTGGAAACCTGCAAGAGACTTCGATCAAAGGTCTCATTGACTTCATCAAGGACAAGAACTATACCGAGATGCGCAAGTGGGTCAAGATGAACATTGATATTGATCAGACCACACTGTTCCGTAAGTTCTATGATTCTGGCAAGGAATTCATGACCAATGATAGCATTCCAGCTCTCATTATGATTTTGTCGAAGTACCAGTACCAAGCTGCGTTTGCTGCTGATGCTGAGATCAACATCATGGCATTCCTTACCGAAGTTATGATTGATTGTGAAATGCTATGAGCAAGGGCAAGCTTCTTGACGTAACAATGAAGGTTCGAGAAGAAGCAGTTGTCGAGGAAGAATACAAGAAGCCGTTGTATGATTGGCGCTATGAGAACAGCATCAATTTTACCAAGCAACATTTTGATGTTGAGAGTAAGTTGCTCGATTTTAAATATGCCGCTTGGAATATCAACAAGTATTTTTCTAACTTCCAAGATACGATTGCACATGCAGACAATATGAACAGAGCAGCTCATATTGATTTGCAGCTTCATTTCGATTATATGTTTCATGCCATTAGAAAGAAGAAGAGGTTCTTCAAAGGTCAGAAAGCATCTAAAGACGCTGAATTCGAGTCAGTAAAGCAATATTATAAATACAACAATAAGAGAACTGAAGAGGTAATGAAAATCCTCTCTCAGGACCAAATTGATATTATTGCAAAAAGACAAGAAAAAGGTGGAAGAAAATGAATATAGTTGACACACTAATTGAGGTGAAAATCGCAGAAGAAGAAGATTTCTTAAAGATTAAAGAAACACTCACCCGTATTGGTGTGGCTTCTCGCAAAGACAATAAGCTTTACCAGTCATGTCATATCCTGCACAAGCAAGGCAAATATTACATCGTACATTTCAAAGAGCTATTTGCTCTTGATGGTAAGCCAACAGACTTCACTGTTGAAGACAAAGGTCGTCGTAATACGATCATCACACTTCTTGAAGAGTGGGGATTGGTCAAGATCGCAGAACCAGAGCAAGCAAAAGATCCAAAAGCTCCAATGAGTCAGATCAAAATTATTCCACACAAGGATAAAGCTAACTGGACTCTAGAGGCAAAATATAGCATCGGTCGCAAAAAGAAATAATCTTGGGATTTATATCATGTTCAATTTGAAAACGTTTAAGAAGCAACCTAAGACTACCGCAGAAGAGCAGCTCGAACAAATCAAAAATATTTTGTTTCCTCCATTCAAGTTGGAATCAAAACAGACTAAAGATGAAGAAGTAAAATTTCTCATCGACTATTCTGCTGACTCAAATCTACAATCAGCTGTCTATGATCTTGAAGAAGGTCATTGTGATGCAGTTGTCCAAGGAACAATCAATAAGGTCATTGACCGATTGGTTGACGTTCGTAAGATCCTCAATGCCTATGGTGAGTTTGATACTGCTGCCCAGTACATCATTGTTGATGATATGCCTACTGATAAAAGAGAGGTGGAAATTGGACGAGAATATTGATGCCGACATTGATCGTCTTATCGAATCAATGGAAGAAATGATTGATGCTCGCGATGATATGTGGGACGAAGAGCAACACCACAATTATCGAGCTGAGATGAAAATCAGGGAAGAACGGTACGAACCAGCCAAGATCAAGCTCAAATTTTTCCTTACTGAGATCGTAAAGACTATCGTTGATAGGAATAAAAGTTTCTAAAAAGAAACAATTTTCTTGTTGTCTTTTAATCGGTCTTGTCG